CCACAATGTCCAGCGGCCCTGCAACCATAGCGACAGGCGTTCACGCCACCGGGTGTTTCGCCAGGCCCGCCCACGCGCACACTCGAAATCGATCGCCCGCAATCCGAACATGCGCGCCACGCTTGTCCGCCAAGCCCGGCCACCGCGGTAGTCGCGGCACGTAGCACAATGAACCTCGCTGTTGCACTCATAACTGTTCGCCCAACGATCGCTCATAACAACGGCACTACGGTGGCAACCCCTCCCCCAATGCTCGGGCCTTCGTCATAGTCACATGGTGGCCGAGTGTTCTCAATCGTGACCGGCTGCATGCAGCCGCCCGGTTGCGCAGTCCCGCCAGAAAAAATCGGGATATTTGGATAGGGGCTCTCGATGTCACCCCACACGTCAAGCGTGATTCCAATGTCGGTAATTCGGATGCGCGCGCGCACCGGACCACCATGCACGCCGTAGAGGTCTCCGCAATCTGGCCCGCTGTGCAGTTCCAGCGTGGCCGTGAATGGCGTCACCTGCCAGTAATCGCAACTGGAAGTCCCGCCCACGATGAAGCTGCCGGCCACATCATGCAGCGCCCGACGCGAGCCGCCGCCGTAGGCGCCACAGCACTCCATATCCACTCCGCTCAATGTCACGCGGTATGCGGCCGGCGTCGTCCCTGGCGAACAATACGCGTCACAAGGAAACGGCGGGCCGCAGTACACATCAGGATCATCACAGCCTAAGCCGGCGTACCAGAACCGACCATCGGCACACCCACAGCCAGCACTCGTCAACTGCTCACACGTGTAATCGGGCAGACAGCAGGCCCCCAGATAACACTCGTGCTCCGGATCCTCGCACCGAACCCCATAGGTGAACTCGCCGCACCGCTCGAAACAATCCTGCGCAGTCGTATTGATGCACTCGCCGTCAGGCAGGCAGCACGCCCATTCTTCCTCCTCCGGACACTCAAATCCGGGATCCTCGCAGCGCTCCTCCGGATACCATCTCCCCTCCCGCTCAACACACTCCGCGTGTTCCAAGTTCTCGCACGACCCGTCGGGCAGGCAGCACGCCCACAGTTCACAGCACGGCTCCGCGTCCGGATCGTGGATGAAAAAATGCCCCGTCGCCGGGTCGATCAGTCGCCGACCGCTCGGGTCGACCACGAACGCCCCGCCCGTACCCGGCACGCGTTCCCGCCGTGCGGGCCCCGGGGGCAGCGGTCCACGTTCACGCTTGGCCATCTCGTCCTCTTACGGCGCCGCCGCATTACACACGGCGCACTCGGGCACCTCGTCCGCCACGTACGGCAGCATGTACCGCCCGGGGTCCTCGGGGTCACACTCGAAATCGATCGCCAGGATCGCCAGTGTGCCCACCTCGGCCGCGCGATACCGTCCCACATCCGCCCGCCCCCCAACCTCGCTGATCCCCTGCGCGATCCGGTTCTCTTCCATCATGTCCCCCCTGATCGGGTACGCGTCGTATACCCAGCTGCACCGCGTGCCCGGCGAGCCCGGGGCGCCCCCGACGCACTCCACGCGCACGCGCTGCAGCCACACCGGCGGCGCCTGCGGGGCCGGCATGTAATTCCGCCGGCGGTCCACGATCGCGACCTCGTCGGGCGTCGACCGCACCTCCAGCCCGCCATAGCCGACGAACCGGCGGTTCATCACCCGCGTCAACAGCTCGGCATCGCCGTTCGTCATCTTGATCAGTCGTCGCCGCATCAGCCGATCCCGATCCCCTGGAAGTTGATCGACGCGTAGTTCCACCACGCGAGCACCAGCGGCTGCTGGCCGGCCGCCAGTCGCATTCCCTGCTGGTCGAGCAGCACCGGGTCGGCCTGCGGGATCGCGTTGATGTCCGTGATCGCACAATATTCCATCACGCCCGCCGGGTTCGTCCCCGCCGGCTCCCGTCGCCCGCGGTTCAGCACCGTGTCCTGCCAGCCCGGGTAGGTCTGCCCGTAAATCGTTTTCTGCGGACGGTACTCCCACCGGCCGACCATCCTGTAATACGGCCAGTGCGCCACCGGCAGGTCGGTCCGACTAACCGTGATCTCGAGGCACAACAGGCAGCCCATAGGGGCCTGCGTGTGGTGCCAGGTCGTCGAGTTGACCTTCCCGACATACGGCTCCATCTGCGCCTCGAGCACGTGCTGGTGGCGCGCCTCGCGGATCCATTCGGCACACCGGACGATGCGGGGCATCAGCGCGGTCAGCGGCGGGTCGATCGGCTCCATCGACGGGTTGACGATCGGGTTCCCGTTGATGTCGTGATCCACCGGCTGCGAGACCAGCGCCCGCTCGGTCCACCAGCGCACCGGATTGGGGTTGACCAGGCTGGGCGGCTCGGCCCGCTCAAGCTGCGGCTCCGTTGAATACGCATACCGCGCTGTCACCTCGTACAACCCGTACCCGTCGACCGGCGCCGGCACACGCGCGCGAACCACGATATCCTGGCAGATCAGCCGATAGTCCCACAGCGTCCCCTGGTGGTCCCGATAGATCGTCCCCCGCTTGACCCCCTCGCGACTGTACAGCTCGTTGACCGCGTCCTGCTCGCTCTCGGCGTAGATATCCCACGCCCGGTAACGGACGGGCCCGGCCCCGGTGGTCGGCATCGGTTGACGAGCCGGCTTTTCGGTCAATACCGTGACAGCCATCAGCCACTCCCCACCGCGATCGGCGTTTGGTCATCCATCTTGCTGTTGATCTGATCGAGGATGTCGCCGATACCCTGTAGCTCCTCGGTCTGCCTGGCCGCGTGGTCGGCCATCTGCTGCTCGAACCGCCCACGGGCCGCCAGCCCCAGGAACCGGCTCGACAACGCGACGTTCTCCTGCGTCCGCGCCCGCTCGGCCGCCTGTTCGCGCATCTGCCGCCCCGCGTCCAGTCGCCGTGCGGCCCGGACCTCGATTTCCATCAGCGCTTCGAGCGCCAGTTTCGCTTGCTCCGACTTCGCCTCGTCGATCTGCCGCCGGTAGTTCTCGCGGATCTGCTCGACTTCCGCGTCGCCGTGCCGCTTCTGGGCTTCCAGCGCGCGTTGCCGGAGCCGACTGCGCAGGCCGTCCAGTTCGTCGGCCGCCTTCTTCACCCGCGCCCGCTCTTCCTCGGCGGCTTTCTTCTGGATGTCCGCGAGTTTGGCTTGTGCGGCTTTCTCGATCTGAGCCAGCGTTTCCGCCCGCTGGCGTTTCTGATAGTCGGACAGCGGCGCGACCTTCGCGGATTCCTTGTACAACTCCTCGACCCGTTTCCGCCGCTCCTCGCGTTCGATGTCCACCCGGGCCGCCGGGCCTTCGGCCCGCATCCGCGCCTCGGCGTTGATCTGCTTCTGCAGCGCGGCCAGCCCCTCTTGCACGCGCTTCTCGATCTGGATCTTCCGCAAGTTCTCGGCGTGCTGTTCACTCAGTTGCTGCTGCAACTTCAACTGCTCGCGCAGCGCCTGCCCGGTCCCGAACGCCTCCAGCCGAATGTCCCGAAACAGGTCGTACAGTCGCCCGAAAATCGGGATCGCGCTGACCGCCTTGTCTTTCCAACCGAAATCCAGCTTGGAATAATCCAGCGCGATTCCGCTCACTTCGTCGTGATACGCCCGCAGGGCAGTCTGGCTCACTTTCAGCACGGCCAGCAGCGCCCCGACGGCCCCGGCCAGTTTGGCCACCCCGCCCACGCCGACGTCGAACGTCTTGTTCATCCGGCCCGCGAACGACTGCGCCTGCTGGTGCGCCTCCCGGAACCCCCGGCTGAGAAGGTTTTTCGTCGCTATGACGATGTCGAGGTGTTTCTCGGCCATCATTTCGCCTCGATCATCCGCGCTTCCCAGTTCCGCCGTTCGGCCTGCACGACCCGCACGGCCGCCAGGCAGCTTTCCGTCTGGTCCAGCCAGCCGCCGGCCAGTGGCCAGCTCCCGTGCTCGGCCAGATCGGCCGCCCGCAAGGCCTGCTCGGTCGGCCCGTCGATCAGATCCAGCGGGCAACCGACCAGCTCGATCCGGCCCTCGTCACACTCCGCGCACCCGTCGCCCGCGCACCGCGGGCACTCCATCACGATCGCCGTCGCCGCGGTCGGCACGTCCCGGCAGCGGGCCCGCCCGGGACAGCTCCGGCAGATCACCCCGTACTCGAGGGCGACGGCGACGCGGATTTTTTTCGCTCGTCCGCACCCGGCATCTGGGCCTCCAGCGCCCCGTACATCACTTCCCACAGCTCGGCGAACGTCAGCAGGTCCGGCAAGCGGGCCATGTCGCACGCCGTAAACGCCTCGTCGGCCACCTGCCAGCCCACCACGGTCATCCCGATCGCCTGGACCAGCGCATCCAGGCCGGCCTGGTTGTCCTGCTGCTGGGCCGCCTTCCGGACCAGCTCGTCGCACTGCATCCACTGCCGCGCGGTCATGTACCGCGCGCGAAACACCGGCCGGGTCGCCTCCTCCAGCTTCGCATGGACTGACAGCGTGAAATCGACCGTCTGCTCGGTCATCAATCCGATCATGTTTTCCTCCGTCGGTTCGATTATTCCGCCGCGGCCGCGGTGAACGTCAACTCGTCGTCCCCGCTGCTCGCGTTACACTGCAGATCCACCGGGTCAATCAGGATCCCCTCCCGCTCCTCGTCGCCGATCCCGACGTATTGCACTTTGGGCGCCGCGATCGTCAGGCTGTTCCCCGTCGCGTCCTCGAGCGCCAGGCTAAACGCCGCTTCCGTGCCGGCCAGCATCGCCGCGAACGGCGCCCCACCGGTCCGGGCCTCGGTATCCAGCGAAATCTTGGGCTCCCGGCCGGCCACCACGTAGTGGAGCACGCCCGCGCTCGCCTCGACGTCCATCCGCGGCTCGACCGAGACCCCCAGGTCGACCGTGAAAGTCCCCACGTACGGGATCGCCGCGGCGCCGATCGTCAGCGTCGCCCCCTTGGCCCGGTACGGCGTGGTCGCGATCGGGGCCTGGGTCTTCATCGCCTCGTCGCTGACCGTCCCCCACACGCCCTGCCACGTCCAGTTCGCGTACACCAGCCCGCCGGACGATCCGGTGATCTGACAGGTGCCCATCGCGCCGGCCAGCGGCTTGTACCGTCCGTCCTCCCACAACCGAAACGACCACGGTTTCAGGTTCGCCATATTCGTGGTCGGGCTGTACGTCCCGGTCGCGAGCACGTACCCCGCCCCGGTCAGCATGGCGACAAACGCGTCGCCGTAGCACAATTCCTGGCGGAACGTCAGCGTGCCCACCTGCGCGCCGGCGATCGCCTTGATGTTCCCCTGGTAGTGGCCGTGGGGCGCCCGCTTTCCCGCGCTGAACAGGTCGCCGGGCACCATCTTCGCATCGTAGATCGTCGCCGTCAGCGCGCTCGTGATCGACGGCGACGTCCCCCACGTGGTCTCCTCGGACCCGCCGAGCAATTTCTTCCGCTGTAACAGAGGGGCTGTATTAGCCATGATAGATTACTCCGTCTGTTCGGTGATCAACGTTCCCAGCGTGTACACGCTGGTCCGGTCGTGCCGGTACGACACGGTGCACCGCACCGCCGCCGACACCGACCCCTCCGCGAAATCCGGCCCGTCCGCCATCGTCGCCGCCAGGTCGTACGCGAGCGGCTGCGACGTCTCGGCCTCGACCACGTACGGGTCGGCCGTCAACGCCGTTTCGACCAGCCCCTGGTAGCGGTGGCGCAGCGTGTCCACCTCGGTCTCCGCCCCCTCGACCGGCCAGAACACGACCGCGATCAGCAGGGCCATCCGTTTGTCCGTATACCCGACCGTCCCCTGCGGCCCCTCGGCCGCCGTCTCATCCTCGACCACGACCACGACGTCCAGGTTGACCACCGTCGTCCGGCCGTCCCCCGTCCACCGCCGCACGGTCGCGAACGTGGCGACCTCGCCCAGGTTCGTCACGATCTGCCGGACAATCCGTTCTTTGATCGGGATCGCGTCCGCCATCGTCTCTCTCTCACGCGTGCTGCGCCAGCGCGAACAGCGCCAGCCAGATCACCGCGTACAAGCAGGCCAGCCCCAGGACGGCCAGGACCACCCGCACCCACCGCCGCTCGCGCGGGCTATAGCGCGGTCCCAAACGCAAAGTAGCACCACGTCCGAAACAGCCGCTCGAGCACTTCCCAGATCAGCCATTCGTCCATCTCAGCTCCGTCGCTTCTTCAGCAGCCGGTCGATCTCGCTGTCGATCCGCTTGGCGAACACGGCCGACACGTCGGTATCCAGCGCCTGCTGCATCGCCACGTTCCGTTCCGCGATATACGGGATCGACGGCCCGCGCAGCTCGTAGATCGGCAGCCGGGTCCGCCCGGCCCGGCGGAACACGCCGCGGTGCCCGCTGGTCCCCAGCTCGCGGACGCCCAGGTGGGGGATAATCTTGTCCATCTGCCGGCCACCCCGCCGGCCGCGACCGAAGAACGCCATCTTCTCGGTCACCCGCCCGCGGCGGCCGATCTTCCAGCTCACCCCGGCCCGCACCCGCTGCCGCGCCCGCGGGCCCAACTTTCTCGCCGCGGCCGTCCGCCGGCTCCTGAACTTCTGTTTGGCCTTGAACCACACGACCGGGATCCTTTTCCCGCTGATCCGCAGCACGGCGTACGGCATCTGCGGGGCCTCGCGGATGTCCAGTCGGAGCGCCCGGCCCGTGCTCTCCGACCCCCGCGCCCCGAACCGGTGCCGGCTCACCAGGTCTTTCTGCTTCAAACCGATCTCCCGGGCGATCGCCCGCTTGGCGATCGTGAGCGCCGTCTTCCCCGCCCGGGTGACCTGCCGGCGGAGGATCGGCATCATCTCCTTCGGCGTGTCGATCAGCAGGCGTTCCAATTCGGCCATCTGCCGCGGGTCCACCCGCAGCTCGATCTCCATCGCCGGACGCTGGCTGCCCGTAAACGCTCTCACGGCCGGCCCCCCTTATAAGCGTCTCCGGAGTTTGTAAGTACTTTCCCACCCCAATGTTGTATACTTGACGTATGGAACCCTGGCCCCGTGTTCAACCTGTCCAGCCGGCCGGGCTGTACGATCTGCCGGGCGCGTTCGACGCGTTCGACAAGCTCGACGGCTGGCACCTGCTCCTGGCACGGGGCCGGGCCTCTCTCCGCAGCGGCCGCGACGTCTGGGACCAGCTGCCCTGCGCGATCCGCGACCGGGTCGGTCGAATGAACGGCCTGCACGTCCACGGTGAACTCGTGCTCGCCGGCCGGCCGGCCAGCCGGATCGCCCGGGCGCTCGCCGACCGCGATCCCGCGCTGGAGTTCCGGCCGTTCCACGTGCCGGACCACGCGGGCGACCCGCGGTCCGAGCACGCCCTGCTGTGCGCCCTGGGCTGGCGGCCGCCCGCTTATCTCGGCCGTTACACCGGGGGCCAGCTCGCCGAGCACTGGCCCACGTGGGCCCGCACGCTGGCCGAGGGCGTGGTCCTCCGACCCGCGCGCGGCGGCCGCCCGTGGTACAAGCTCAAAATCGTGCACAGCCTCGACCTCCCGGTCGTGGCCGTGCGGCCCGGCCGCGGACGGCTCGCCGACACGGTGGGCGCCCTGGTCTGTCGTTTGCCAGGCGGCCGTGAGATCCAGGTCGGGACCGGTCTGACCGACGACGACCGCCGGCGGATCGGTCCGCACGACGTCGGCCGGATCTGCGAGGTCGCGTATCAAAGCCGCACCGCGCGGGGGAGCATCCAGCACGCCCGGTTCGTCCGCTGGCGCGACGATCTGGATATCTAGTTGTCGGGGGTCAGTTTTCAGTTTTCAGTCCTCAGTTTTCAGTCGTCCATTCCCGGCGTTCGATCGTGGCCAGCCTCCGCAGCGCCCGCTCGTGCGATTGGTCGACAATCCGCCGGACCAGCCCGAACAGTCCCCGCCGGTCCAGCTCGCGGGCGAGCACGACGACGATCACCAAGATCAGGGCGCCCAGGCTGATTGCCGAATCGATCGACACGTGCGCGGTCCCCGTGGCCGTGCTGACCACCTGCCCGGTGTTCTGCTGCGCCTGCGTCGTGGTGGACGAGGCGGGGGGCGGAGGTGACCCCCCGGCCTCGCCCGGGCGCACGATCATGCGGTCGCACCCGGCTACGCCGGCCACGCCCGCGACGATCGCGGCCCCGCACACACACCAGCAGGCGACAGAAAGGCTCATCACTGCTTTTCCCGCCGCCAGATGTACAGCAGGGCCAGCCCGACCCCGGCGGCCAGCGCGTAGTACCAGAACGGGTCCATCTGCGGCTCGCCCGCCCCGCGGATGCCCCCGGGCGCTATGCTGCCGATCATCTGGTCCATCCGTTGCAGCGCGGCGTCGAAGTTGTCGCCCAATTGCTTGAGGTACGCGACCTGCGTCAGTTGCGCCTGGCCGACGGCGTCGATTTGCGCCACGTTCGCCCGCCGCACGCCGCTCGCCGTATCGGTCACCCGCAGGTCACCGATTTTCAGCGACGTCCCGTCGTGCACGATGTCCACGTCCGATGCCTCGACGTCGACGTCCTTCGAGTTCTCCAACTCGATCTGGTACTTGAGCGGATTCAATTTCAATTTCGTGACCGGGTCGCTGACGCCCGTCCAGTATTTCGCCGAGCAGCCGGCCAGGGCGACGACGCACACGACGGCGACCAGGAGCACCACGGCCGCCACGTACAACCGTTCCCATTTGCCCAAGTTCCTCACGATCCGTTCCTCCGGCCCCCGGACTGGTCCATTTGCAGACGCGTTTTGATCTGGCCGAGCAGCGTGGTCTGGATCTCGATCAGCTTGTTCAGGTTCTCCAGCGTCCGCACCATCGACCGCGGCGTGAACACGAACGGCGTCCCATCGGAGTCGCGCTGTTCGTGGATCTTCCGCAGCTCGGTCACATCGCTGGCCGTCTTTTCCGTCGTCGAAGTGATCTGCCCCAGCAGGTCTAACAGCCGGCTGCCGAGCCTGGGCGACCACCCGTTCGACCCGCCGCTCGACCCCCGTCCGCTCTCCTCCCGCCGGCGCAGGAAGTTGAACAGCCGGTCGATCACGTACAGGCCGAATATGCCGCCCACACCGATGCTCGTGAACTCGCTGGCGTCCAAGACTCCGGCACCTCGTCAGTTCAACCCCAATTCCCACATCGCGCCGTCCTGGCTGATAATGCTCGTAACCGTCAGCGTCGTCGTACTGCTGTCGCTGATCCGCAGCTTGAGCGCGACCGTGTCACCCCCGGTCGTCACGGTCGCGACGTCCGCCCGGCGGACCGCGATCGACACCACGTACTCGAGCCGGGCCGACCCGTCCGGACCGCGGACCTGCAGGGTTTCCCGGTTGACCAGGGCGCTGATGCTCGCGGCGTCGCCCTCGGACGGCGTATACGTGATCGTCTCGCCCGCGTGCTCGAGCAGCGCCGCGGCCCCCAGCGGGCCCATCATGCTGGCCAGTCGGCTCATCGATCAGGTTCCAGTTTTCAGTTTTCAGTTTTCAGTTTTCAGGCTTCGGCGACCCGGTCGCTTTTCTCGAGCATCCGCCACACCTGGCCGACGACGAGCGGGGCCATCAGGTCGCCGACCAGCTTTTTAATCAGCGCCACGTCCTCGACGGCCAGGTCGTGCGCACCCCCGTCGACCAGCTCGACGGCCAGTCCATAGCGCTTGGCCTTCTCCTCGCCGGTCGTCTTGGCCTGCGGATCAAACGCGAGCAGCACGTTCTGGCACACCCGCCACAGCTCGACGTCGCGGCCGCCCTCGACCAGCACGTTGCCCTCCACGTCGCGCAGCTTCTCTGAAAAATCGATGTTCATCCGTCTACCTCCGTTGGTGTCACTCGTTCTATGGGGCGGGCCCGTCCCGCCCCGGCATCTACGCGTCGGTCTCGGTGACCAGCAGCGTCGCCTGGACCGTCCAGCTTTTGCCGGCCGGCACCTCCTCGTTCAGCTCGTCCTCGCCGAGTTCCAGTTTCACCAGGCTCCCGGCCGTGTACGTCTCGTGATGCGTGAGCGTCCGGCGCGTGTACGCACCGACCTGCTCGCTTTCAAGCTCTAATGTCGCCATCGGTGCTCCTCGATTCGCGCCGGGGCGGGCGGGTAAGGAGAACAAAACCCCGCCCGCCCACAAGCGCGAAAACTTATCGATACAGGGGCAGGTAGTACTGCGTCCCGTTGTAATACACTTTGATCCGGGCATCCTGCGTAGCCGGCACGGCGTCGCCGGTCACGCACGTCCCGGCGCCCGCGTTGAACGTCTCGTCGAAATACAGCAGCTGGTCGTACCCCGACGAGGTGGTCTCGAACCCGATGAACGCGTCGGGCCGGCTGGCCCCGGTGGTCGCGAAGATGCCGTACTCCTCGCCCGAGATCGTTCCGCTCATCTGGTTATCGATCCAGGCCGGGGCGCACCGCGACCCCGAGTCGCACACGCACGACCCCCCCGCGGTGATCTTCAGCCACGCCCCGTACATGCCGGCCGTGGAATCACCGCCCAGCGTCGCCAAGTGCGAGGCCGAATTGTCGGCGCCGAGGTGCGCGATGAACTGGGCGGCCTGCAGCTTCTTCGGCCCGGTCCCCGTGTTGTTCGCCTCGGCCAGCCCCGCGACCGGGAAAGCGCCCTTGGCGCCGGTCGTCTTGGTGCACACGAACAGGCCGCGGTCATAGCTGGTATTGTCCCCGGCGCACGTGCTGTACAGCCGGATCATCCCGCTCTGGTGGTTGTCGGCCCCGTAGTCGATCGGGCTCGCGTACGTCCCGGCCCGGATGAAGCACGGCCCGTTCGACCCGGTCGGGTCGATCGTCGCGTTGGAAAAATCGATCACGTTCCCGGTATACGTCCCGGTGAACGCGATGCCCGTCGCCGAACTCCCGACGTCGATCCCGTACGTGGTCGTCGTGCCCAGCGTGATCCCGGTCGCGGCCGAGTCATCGTCCAGGTAGATCCCGTGCTCCCACACTTCCTTGCCCGACGACGTTTTGATCCGGAGGCCGCAGAACGTACACGAGGCCATGCTGACGTCGCCGTGCACGCTCGAATCGATGGTCACGCCGCACAGCCAGCCGGACGTGATCGACACGTTCGCATCGAAATCGAGTGAGAAGAACCCGCCCGAACGCACGGTCGTCGCCGTCCCGCTCAGCACGGTCCCCGACTCGGAGGCCTCGATCGTCCCGTTGATCCCGCAGTGGTTCCCGTCGGCGAGGTCTTTCTTCGGCCGCAGCCGCGCGTCGATCGCTTCGAACGAAATCTGCTTGGTCTGGTCGACGCTGACCTCGTACCGGCAGCGGATCCCGCACGTCAGCCCGGTGTCCCCGGCGGTCAACTCGGTCTCGCCGGTCTCGGCGTGGATCTCCACCGCGAACGGCGTGGCCGTCGCGGTCGGGATCCCGGTCCCCTGGACACCCAGCCGGACCTGCCCGCTGGTCTGCACGTCCAGCGCGTACCCGGTCGCCCCGGTGATCGTGATGCCGTCCGTGCACGTGCCGATCGTGATCCCGTCCGTGCACGTTCCGATCGCGATTCCAGTCGTGCACGTCGAACTCACCAGGTTGATGCCGACCGGCCAGCTCGCCGCGCCCGACGCCTTGTCGATCAGGATCGCGGCGCACGTCCCGTTGTTCGTGATCGTCCCGGCCCCGGTGGTCTCGACGTGGATCCCGCACGCCTCGCCGCCCGAATCGACGGTCAGGCTGGTCGTGATCTCCAGACTGGCGTCGATGCACGAGAACGTCGCGCCCGTCTGGGCGACGTGCGTGCCGGCCAGCTCGACGTACCCTTGCACGCCGGTATAAATCCCGGTCGTCACGTCCACGCCGGTCGCCAGCTTCAGCTGGCCCATCACCGAACGGATCGACCCGCCGGACTGGTCGACGGTCAGCAGCGTACGGCCCAGGATGTTCCGCACGCTCGATCCGATGCTGGCCCCCGCGTCGTCGGCGTACGAGCGCAGCGCCCCGGTCTGCGTGGACGACAGGGCGATCCCCGACCCCTGCGTGAGCGACGAGAACGCGGCCACGTACACGGGCGTCGACGACGTCCAGTAGGTCGCCGACCCGCCGGCCCGGATCCGCGGGGAATCGTCGGCGCTGAAATCGATCGCCAGATAGCTGTCGTTGTCGGCGTCGAGCACGGCCAGCGTGGTCTGCGTGATCCCGTTGAACAGCCCGAGGTCGGTCCCGATCGGGTCGGTCCCGGCCGCGCAGCAGAGCAGGAACACCGGCACGTTCGCCCCGGCCCCCTCCGGCAGCTGGCACATCAGCAGGTTCGCGTTCGCGTCCGAGGTGTCGTAGGTCATGTGGGCGTCGGTCGACGCCCCGAATTTCAGGTCCTCGTTGTCGGTCAGGACGACCTGCGTCGCGTCGACGACGACGTCGGCCATCGTGGCCTCCGAGGCCCGGGTTGGGTTAAAAGCGGGCATAGCAGTTTCTCCAGTGGTCAGTTTTCAGTTTTCAGTTTTCAGGACCCGGGACCTACGATCCCACGATCCCTGGATCCCTGCCTTACGCCACGACCTTGAGCAGGTGCGCGTAGCTCGCGTCGATCACCAGCTCGTCGACGTTCTGCCGCACCCGGAACGCGTCCGACCGGCGGCTCTCCTCGCGGTACTGCTCGACGACCACGTTCGACCCGCTGTCCTCGGTCCACAGCATGGTCCGGGCCACGCACGGCATCTTCAGATTCACGCCGTCGGGCGCCGTGACCGCGAGCATCGCGTAGTTGTCCGCCCACACCTTGGAGCTGCTGAACGTCGACCCCTCGTCGGCGCTGTTGTACGTGGCTCGGCCGACCAGGATCTGGTCCAGGTCGAGCAGGTCGGCCAGCGCGCTGGCGACCGCCGAGTGCCCGGCCCGCGCCGTGTACATCACGCGCGCGACCATGTCGTCGTTGTTCGCCAGCAGGTCGAGCACGTACCGGTTGAGGATCAGCGTCCGCGGCTCAATCGCGGTCAGCGCGAGCACTTTTTCCTTGGCCGCGTTGATCTGCGCGACGACGTCGGTGCTGGTCGTCGTCCACGGGTTGGACCCGGAATGATCGGTGTACAGCGTCGCCCCGGTCCACGTCGAGGTGTTGAACAGCGCGGTCGCCCAGCGGATCTCCTGCTCGCGGAGCAGCGCGTGCAGGACCGTCTGGGTCGTGTCCATGTCGGCGTTGAAATCGTTCTGATACCGCTTGCGGTCCGAGTCGTCGACCATCCCTTCCAGGCCGTACTCGTAGCAGGCGTACGACTGGTCCTCGTAGTCGGCCGTGTCGCGGTTGTACCCGCCGCCCGCGGCCCGCTTCACGTCCCGCCGGCGCAGAAAGCTCTCGCGCGTCAGCTTGCTGAACGTCCCGGCCGCCCGGTCGATCGGCGAGACGACCGCGGCCTTGATCCCGATGTACATGTCCTGGGTCGCCAGGTACTCGTACATGGCCTCGCCAAGGTCCAGGCGAGGCGTCGCGTAAGTCGCATAGCGAGGCATCGATAAATCCCTTTGCGTTTGGGTCGATGTCCCGCACGACCTGCACTCCGTCCCGGCTCACAACAGCGGGCAGCGGCCGGGACGAGCCGCGTTCGGGCGCTACCCTAGCCCGCTGTGATTTCCTACAATCCCTAGTTCGGGATCGTGTACGGCAAACACTCGATGATCGCGCCGGCCCCGTCGGAGGCCTCCAGCGCGTTGAACAGCACTTTCGTTCCGGCCGTGTCGGACACCTTGCCGTCGTCGGCCCCGTACAGGAGCGGGCCGCGTTCGTCGGTGCTCACCGCGAAGGTCACCGCCTCGGACGCCTCGATCTTGAACGTCCCGGGCGCGGTGATCAGCTTGATCGTCACCGTGTCGCCGGACGAGCAGTCGGCCTGCGTGATCCCCAGCGTCGATTCCTCGGCGTCGGCGTACACCAGGTTGCCGCTCGAGTTGAAGCGCACGCGCCGGTACGCGGCCAGGTCCTCGCCCGCGGTGTACGCCTTAAATCCGTTGTCGTTCTGTACGGCCATGTCGAGTACCTCGGTTTTCAGTTTTCAGTTTTCAGTTTTCAGGCGTCAGTTTTCAGTTTTCAGTCGGCTCTCAGCGCTCCACGCGCGGCTGGCTGTCGACCCAGGCCGCGTGTCCCTCGGGGTCGGCGGCGGCCAGGGCACTCATCGCCCGGGCCAGCGTGCACTTGTGCTCGGCCGCGTACGCCTTGGCGTCGGCCACGAAATCGCCGGTCGCCAGGCCGCCGCGCGCCTTGCCCTTTCCGTCGGCGTTGGGCAACCCGGGCCCGCCGCTCCGCGGCGCGGGCTGGGCGTTCAGCCCGGCCAGCGCCTTGGCCTGCGCGACCGTGAGCCCCTGCTCGGCGCAGGCCAGGATGAAGTCGGACGACGCGCCGGGTAGCCCGCTGCGCAGGGCCGCGATCGACGCCGGCTGTTCCTTCTTCTTCTTCTCTTCCTCTTCTTCTTCCTGCGCCTTCTTCTCCTCTTCTTCCTCTTGCGCCTTCTTCTCCTCTTCTTCCTCTTGCGCCTTCTTCTCTTCCTCTTCTTCCTCCTGCGCCTTCTTCTTCTCCTCTTCTTCCTGGCAGGCAGGCTCGCGTTTCTTCTGTTCGTCGGCCATCTCGGTCGCCTCGTCTCGGGGTTCAGGGTTGATCAACCGCCCCACCCACGGCGGGGCGTGCTCGAATTGGGACAGGTCCACCTGGGCCGCGATCCGCTTGGCCGCGATCACCCGGTCGGCGAAATGAGCCGCGAGCGCCTCCTCGGCGGTCATCCAGGTCTCGGCGGTCATCCAAGCGGCGATGTCGTCGGTGGTCTGACCGGTCCGCGCCGCGTACGTGGTCACCAGGGTGGCCTTGGCCTTGTCCAGCTGGTCGGCCATCTGCCGCATGTCCGCGGCCCCGCCCATGACCACGCCGTGCGGGTCGTGGATCATCATCATCGCGTTCTCGGCGATCGCGATGTCGTCGCCAGCCATGGCGATCAGCGACGCGGCCGACAGGGCCGCCCCGTCGATGTGGACGACCACGCGGGCCGCATGGTTGCTCAGCGTGTTGTAAATCGCCAGGGCGTCGAACACCGAGCCGCCCGCGCTGTTCAGGCTGACGTTGATCTGCCGGGCCGCGCGGTGACCCTTCAGCGTCTCGGCCACGTGCTTGGCGCTTACGCCCGACCCGTCCCAGCCCTCGCCGATCACGTCGTAGATCAGCAGGTCGACCATGTCGTCGTCGGCCTGCGCCCGGATCTCGCAGATCATCCGCGGGCCGGCCGGCCCGCTCGGCCGCTTGGCCGCTATACTTGCACCCATGCTCGCCCGTCCATTCGGCTCAGTCCTCGGTTTCCTGGTCGCCCTCGTCCTCGTCGCCGCCGCGCTCTACTGGATCGGCCGGCTGGTCCTCCTCCTGCTCGGCTAACGTGATCGGCCGGCGGGCCCCCTTGGCCCAGGCCGCGCGCGTCTGCTCGTTCGGCTCCGGCAGCCCCAGCCGCGCGCGGAAATACATCTCGTCGTCGCTCTGGGGCGTCAGCGTCCCGGCCCGCACACCCACGCCGTACTGATCAAGCTCCGGTCCGGTCTTGACCCCGCCGCCGATCACGTCGTTGTCCGCGTCGGTCACCGGTTGCCCGCCGACCAGCTTCCCGGTCTCGGTCTCGACCGGCAGCCACGGCTCCTCGATCTCGTTGCCGTCCGCGTCGGTGTACACGTCGACGTTGACCTGTTTGAGCAATGCGCCCGCGGCGATCCGGTTGAACATCACGTCCCCGATCGTCCCGTCGGCGGCGAACAGCTTGACCAGCTCGCGCTTGAACTCCAGGTCGGCCGCGGCACTCTCGGCGGCCAGCTGCGCTTCCGCATTCTCGCCGCGTCGCCGTTCGGCCGCGGCGACCTGCTCGGCACTCGCCAGGTCCCGCTTGGGGTCCAGGTTCAGCAGGCGGATCGGGTCGACGGCCACCCCGGTCTCGACGTACACCCGCCGGGCGGCCTGGATCGCCGCCGTGATCGCCCGTTCGTTGTCCGGCACGATCTCGCCAACCAATTCTTCCCAGTCGTACCCGCGCTCCTGCGCCTGACGACGCGGGCTGATCAGCAGGGCCGCCCGCTCGCGGGCCGCCGCCTCGATGTCTTTCAAGGGCTCGATGTACGGCCAGCGCGGACGGTTGATCCGCACGTGGAGCAGCCGCGCCCGGCTCTCGGCCAGCCGGCGGGCCAGGGCCGGCTCGTCGGCCGCCCGGCAGATCACGTGATGCTCGTACGCCTTGCGGTGGAACAGCCGGGCGAGCAGCAGCTGCTCGCGCTTCCACCCGATCTTGGCCTGGTCGATCGCCCCGCGCCAGCCGCTGAAATTCGTTTCCCGCCCGTCGAGCAGGAACGAGATCAGCGGGAGGTTCACGCACGCGCAGATCAGCTGCAACGTGAACTTGGCGTGCTCGAACCACTCGGTGTTCGGCACGTTCGGATTGAACGCCTTAATCACCTCGCCCGGCCGGCCGACGATCTCGGTCCCGGGCGCCAGCGACTCGACCACCCGGCTCTCACCGTCGCTCATCGTCTCGGTCGTCCGCGGCCCGGCCTGCGGGGCGGTCCCGCCCCGGAAGTCGAGCGGCCGTTCGCGGATGAACACGAACGCCGAACTGATCTGCGCTTTGACCAGGTTGGCGAACTTGACGTCCTCGAACATGCCCAGTTCTTCGAACGCGGGCGCGAACGCGGTGATCCCGCGGGTCTGCGTGCACCGCCGCGGGTCGAAGATGTGCCACACCAGCTCGGCCCCGGTCCGCGGGTCGCGGGCCGGGTAGCGTTCGATTTCGCCGACCTTCGTGATCGCCTGCCACGGGTCGACCTCGTCCTTCGTAAACCAGTATTCGCAGGGCCGCCGCCACTCGTCGAGCAATACGCCGTGCACGACGTTCCGCTTCGTGTTCGTGGGCGTCCGGCAGCGCTGCGCCTCGACCATTTGCAGCGTCATGTCGTCGCGGGGGAGAAAGAACATGTCGCCGGGGATCTTGATCGCGCGGGCCGCGTGTTCGGCCATCTCGTCAACGGTGAACCGGCCGCCCGCGTCGCAGCGGCGCGGGTCCTCGGCCCACTCCAGGTAACCGGCCTTCAGGTCGGCATCCAGCTCGGCGTCCCCGGTCTGCGGGTCGATCCCGAACCCCGATTGCAAGATGTTCCAAATGCTGCGATCGACGATCGCGCCGACCACCGTGTCGTTCCGGGCCATATCCCACGCGTACTCGATCGACCGCAGGTACTGCCCTTCGGATCGATAGTGGTAGTCGGCGCCCGAGCCGAACAGGCTCAGCCCCGTCCGCGTCCGCTGGAACCGCGTGGTCTTGCCGGCGATGTATTCGGCCCGCAACTGCTCGAACGCCCCGGGCAGCTCGGCGAGCTCGAATTGTCGGCGGGTGACAGGCATCAGTCGTCAGTCATCAGTTTTCAGTTTTCAGTTTTCAGTTTTCGGTCGTCAGTCTGGTCACGCCCGGAACTCGTCGAACCCGTAGTGCACGGCCCCCTCGTTCGTGGTCCCCGGGTTCGCGGCCAGCCAGGTCTCGGCCTTGCGCATCTCGTCCTGGATCAGCTCGGGCGTCAGCTGCACGTTGAACCCCGCCTGCCCGGCCTGCTTGGCCGTCCGGCGGACGAGGAACCGGCAGGCGGTGATGAACGCCCGGCACTTCGTGGTCGACGAGTCCTCGGCGTACGACGCGTTGTCCTCGTACGCGGCGTACACCTCGGCGTCGGTACTGTCGGAGGTGAGAGTGCTCATCGGTTTTCAGTTTTCAGGCGTCAGTTTTCAGTGCGCTGAACGGGGGGCCGGGGCGGGCCCGACCCTCCCGTTCCGCTCCGCTACCGCGTCGCATCCCATTTTCAGCGTCCCACGTTCCACAAAGGGCCGGGCGGGCCGCCGGTTTCGGCGTTCGGGCCTGTCGGAAGTGTTACGGGCCGCCCGGCCACACCAGATGTTGGGCCGGTGGGTTCAGCCTAGCAAGTCAGAACTGTCTAGAACGGATATGTTTGTTCGGATTGTTCGGGAAGTCGGGAAAGACGGAAAGGCGGGGGAAGGGGGGGCGTCAGTTTTCAGTTTTCAGTTTTCAGTCGTCAGTCGACGAGCGTCAATCCGACCCGCTCGATATCCGCGGGTATGTTTCGGGTCGGCGTACACCAGGTTGCCGCTCGAGTTGAACCGCACCAGGCGGTACGCGGCCAGGTCCTCGCCCGCGACCGGTACGCCAGTCGGCGTCCAGTTGTCCGGGTCGCTCCACTCGTTCGGCTCGCCCTGGCCGGCCCAGCTCCGCACTGTACCCGGCCCGCCCGGCCGCTCCTCCGGCTCGGGCGCGTAGATCGGCCGGATCGCCCGGCCGAGCCCGAGGTACGCCCCGGCCGCCAGGGCGCCCAACCCCCGCAGGAATCCGCGACGTGTGATGTCCATGGGTCAGTCCTCAGCCCCCAGTTTTCAGTTTTCAGTTTTCAGCCCGTTCCCACCTTATCACCTTATCACCTTTTCACCTTCCCGCGTTCCCACCTTCGCACGTTGCGACCGCTTGTTCGAACGCTTCGGCGACGCGGCCGATCAGCCAGAACAGCGCGTCCTTATGCGTCCCGTTCGGCCGGCCCAGGCCGGCGGCCCGCAGGCCGTCGGACAGGTCGCACAGCGCCTGGAGCTGGTGGCGTTTGAACACGGTGTCCAACCGCGGCGTCGGGTAGTTCCGTACGCCGCCCGGCCCGGTCAGCCGGAGCATCGGCAATTCTACCACGACGGTCAGCGGCCGCACCTCGACCGTGCCGGGAGAACGTGGGGGCGGCGGCCCGCCGGTCGCCTCCGTTCCCGCGTCCCCACGTTTCGCCTCACGCTTCACATCCCCACTTTTCGCCTCACGCTTCACGTTCCGTCGTCGCGCCATCGTCGGTCCTCAGCTATCAGTTTTCGGTTTTCAGTTTTCAGTTTTCAGGGTTCAGTGTCTAGCGGGTTAGGTAGGAGCAGCCGCTCCGCTCGGTCACCCGGCCATATCCCGGACCCGGTTGTATTCGCGTTGCACACCGCGTCGTGGCGCCTCTGATCGTCTCGCCCGTCGCCGGCACGCCGCCATCCCAGTTGTTCGCGTTCTCCCAGTCGTTGTCGATGTCGTTGATCAGCACGCTATCGTATGCCATCACTCAGCTCCTCTACGGCCGATCGATACGGGATCAACTCGTTCAACC